CGCCGGCCCTCTTCAATCAGCCCTTTTGCTTGGTTGTACTCAACACCAATGTCTTTGGCAAACTGTCCAATACGAGGCTTAACTGCTTTGCCCATAGCCGCTTTCTCCACGCCTTTGATTTTGCCCTTGTTCTTGGTGGCGTAGAATACTTCTTCGCCCCGCTCCTTGCCATACTGCTCTTTCATGGCACTCATGATCTTCTTACCTTTTTTATTTAGTGGCATCTACTTTTCCTTCTCATGACCTAGCCATACCGCAAACGCACCTGTCATGGCGCCTGTCACAACGCTTACAAGTCCAGCCTGCGCTGGTGTAGGGTCGGGCAATGTCATAAACCACTCCACAACCCGCCAAGCCGATATTGACATCATAATCATCATGAAGCGGGGAAGTATCTTCCACCTCAGGAATCTTTCCATCGTCACTTCGGCCATGCATCCCTCTACTTCTTACCAAAGAATTTAGTTGCTGATCTAACAGCAAAGCTGGCACTTACAATTACTCCCAACGTATATTGATAGTAATCCGGCATAGCCTCTAGTGCAGCAAAACCCTCTGCCACAATCTGTCTGCCCCAGTCCCCACAAAAAGCTAACACCAGCGGAATCGAAAACAAAATTGTAAGCCACTCGTCTTTCCACGAGTTCTTACTGCCCTCCGCCATCAGACGTTCCCAGTCAGCAGTTGACGTTGCAGCCGATACCATCACCTTGGCTTCAGCCTCCGCCTTGGCTTTAGCAACAGCAGACTTACCGCGTTGCTCTTCTGTCTTCTTGTCCATCCATGAACCAACAAGTCCGCTGATGGGTCCGATCAAAGCCTGTATCATTTGTTTCTCGACAATGCTGCTTGTGTGTTAATGCGGTAGATATTCACATCTGCCCTGTCTTCAGCAATCTGTTGCTGTGCCTGCATACGCTGTTGTGCAAGCTGGAATGCCTGCTGTAGTTTGGCCTGATCAATCTGGAAGTCCATCTGATCATTTTGAATCTTGCGTTGGATTTCAGCCGTGTCGTTCTGAAGCTCCTGCTGGCGTATCGCAACAAGTGGGTCAGGCTGTTGTGCCGGCTGAATCAAAGGCATGATCTCTTTCATAATCTCACCAACCTGCTGTGCAACTGCGGACTCGATGATGGATGGATCAATAAACGGAACAGGCTGTCCTGCGTTTTGTGCTTCCTGCTGTGCGTTCTGGAAGAACGCCGCCACCTGATCGCGCGCCAAGAACGACACGTGCTCTTGAACGTGGGCCTGTAACAGCAAAAAGCCTTGCGGATTTGCACCCGCAACAGGAGAAGTCAAGAACATCGCATGGGCCATGATGTGTGACTCGTGATCCTGCTGCGGGAATGCCTGCATTGGAATCCCCTTAACAGCATTAGAGTTTTCCGTAGCAGGGTCCACAGCTTGTGGAGGCTGTGGCGGAGGAAGAATTGCACCAATGTCCTTAACATCCAGTGCGTCATACATTCTGCGATAGGCCTCGTATAGATTGTGCATCTGCGGTGCGGCCTGCGCCAACTGCAACTGTGTTTGGGCCAAAGACAAACGCTGTGACATGGAGAAGATCGAGGGGTCCGAAACAGGAATGATGTCCACACGACCATCAAAATCCTGCGCCATAACTTCAGCCGGTATGTTCTGGCCCACAAAGTATGGATACGGAATCGGGTTGTTTGCAAATATCTCCGAAAGCAAACGGAACTCTTGCTTCTGCCCGTAGTGCAGGCGCTTATGAATACTGGAGATAATCTTTGAGCCTTGCTCGATCAGCGCAACCGTTGTCCCCACTGGCGCCTGAGAGTTGACATCTGCGACCTTGGCATCTGCAACCTGTGCAAATCTTCTTCCCGAATCAACGATAACCCCCAGTAACTGAGCAAGTGTGCCAGAAGGCTCTTTATACGGAAGGGGCATAAGAGCGTTACGCAAATCACCACCGGGAGCATCAATATCGCGAAACTCGCCAGGAGCAAGCGGTTCATCATCGTTACGAATCCGAACACCACGAGCCTTGAAACCTGCTGGCAGATTTGAAAGAGTCCCAGCGTCGATGAGTTGTCTAAGAATTGAAGTCGCGGCACGAGACAGCCCCCCTATCGTGTGTAACAAACCAAAGCCATAGAACCCAAAACCGGGCAAAAACTTGTAATGCACAAAATACTGGCGCTTGCGACGAAGTGGATCCTCCTCACGATAGTTACGAACTACCGACAAAACTGCACCAGAAGACTCGTCAAGGGTAACAATGTATGGGAGTTTCACGCCCGTAGGCTCCCCCATCTCATCCATATCCTCAAAACCCTCAAGATCTATTTCGGTATGAATCTCTAACAATGTGTACACATCATCCCCATAGGTGGGACGAATACCCTGCAAGTCGTTGCCCGTCTGCCGGATCGGGCCTGGATCTTCCTCATCCTCGCCTTGCAAGTCTATGTCCTTGTACACCCCAGAGACCTGCAATTTGCGTAGCTCGTTCTCGGTCATGCGAACAACGTGAGTCACCCGCTCCGATGTGTTCAAATCACTAGCAGCATATGGAACAATCAAATCTTCTGCCGGCACAAACTTGGACACCGCCCGTTGCTTTGCCGGATCAAAGTAAACTTTCTTAAACGTAGAACCAGTAAGAGGCAGGTAGAACAACATCTGATCTGTGTCAGGATCATACTCCTCCATAACTTCAGTAATCTGATAGTTCATGAAGTCTTCTACGCGCTGCGCCTGATCCTCAGTAACCTGAGTTGGCGCACCAACAATCTGTGTCTTTACAGGCCCACCAGCCGGCAACATCTCTTTGTATGCCTGCGCTTGGAACTGAGTAACAGCCTCACTCAATAACGGATGATGAACACCACTTGCGCCCAAGAACGGATCGTTACGCTCCTCGTAGTTTACACCCAGCAAACGCAAACCCTTGGATATCGCATCTTCCCAGTCACCGCGAGAATCCTTGTCTCCATCAACCTTGTCCCGAAGTTCCGAGGACAAAGCACCAAGAACGGAATCATCTAGGATCTCTGCCAAGTTTGCATTGTGGTCGTACATCTCAGCAGCAACCTCGACCATCGCCTCCATGCCAGCAATTTCTATGCCCTCAGGAAGTTGGTCCTCGGCTGGTAACTCAATCTGCAATTCTTCAGGCATTGCTTCAGATGGACCGCCTGCGCCCATCGCGGGTTCAACCATTCTTGGAGGTAGTGCCATTAAAATATTCCTTTAAATCTCTGTGGACGGGCGATGGGACTAAAACCTTTGACCATGCCGCCAGCGCGTTTGCCGTAGGGTTTACCATAAGTTTCTGGGTAAATCACGTTTACATACCGATCATACTGCTTGTCCGTCAGCTTCGATACCTGATCACTCATAGCAATGGTACGGATTTCTTTGTCAGTCCTGCCATCGGTTGTAGGACCACGGCCCTTTTTGTCAGGCATCAGTAATACTCCCTCCGCTTGGCAGGAAGCCAGTCTTCAAGTTCCTCACCATCTAGGCTAATAAACCCGCCCTGCCTAAAACGCATCAGTGCCATCGTCATGCTATCACAAAAGTCATCATGATCGCCATTGGGAAAAGAAGCAACCTCCTCGATCACCTCTTCTGCAAACTTCCTACCCTTAGGATACCACACTTTGCCCGATTCAAATATGGGCGAAGCCATATGCATGCGAGTGGTCTTGTCAATTCCACCCCCACCCTTCCGGCGACCAGGCGAATAGGTGGTTACAGGCAAATTTTGTAGTCTCATCTCATCAGCCAACGGAGTTCCTGAACCCTTCGCCTCAATCAACATCATGTCAGGCTCCCAATAGTCGTTCTCCTCCACAGCAATCTGCTTCAATTCAGGAAAACTCCACCGCCCCTTCTTTGCATCCATCAAAATCAGGTGCTGTTCCCCGTTTTTGTGCGGTTCAAACACTCCCCAAGTCGTAATCGCAGAATAGTCAGCCGTTTCCTTCTTGCTATACGCCGTATCATAGGACTGAATCACATATTGAAGCGCCGGAACCTCCTCTTCTTCCCACTCGTTCCACCATTCGCGCTTAATCAGAGCAGTTTCCTCCGAAACTGGGTTCTGTTGCCACTGCGCGTTCCACTTTCCTAGCGAAAGTGACGCCTTAACCTTCAATAATTCTTCTTTTTTCCAAAATTCAGGCCACAAAGGCTCGTCAGAAGGCATAATTGCAGGAAATTCTACCACCTCCCACTGGTCTGCCATCAAATCTAGGGCCTGAGACTGCAACAAACGGCCAGTCAAGTCCTTCTTCGACCACCTGGTCTGCACAATTATGATCGAACCACCAGGCTGGAGCCTCTGACGAGGACCCGAAGTGTACCACTCATAGGTTCTGTCATACGCAGTCGAGGATAAAGCATCTTGTTCCGAGTGTGGATCGTCAATAATCACCAAATCACCACCACGACCAGTCATCGCAGCTCCAACACCAGCCGCAAAATACTCCCCACCTGCACTCGTCTCCCATCGACCAGCAGCCTGACTGTCCTGCTTCAAATCCGTGTCTGGAAAAATCTCCCTGTATATAGGATCCGCAATCAAATCCCTGACCTTTCGGCCAAACCTAACGGCAAGCTCAGTGTTCATCGTGGCCTGAATGATCTTTAACTTCGGATTACGGCCCAAGAACCACGAAGGCATCAAATAGGAAGCAAACTCAGACTTACTGTGACGAGGCGGCATGTTCACAATCAACCGCTTCAAGTCGCCAGAAGCTATGCGCTCTAACTTTTCTGCAATAATCCGATGGTGCCGGCCAACAATGAACCCGTCATACACGTGCTGTACGTACTGCATGAAATCTTGTTGGGCCTTCTCCCTCGTCTCAAGGAGGCTCAACTGCTGTTCTAGTAACAGCATCTCACGAAGATCATCCTCGGGTATCGCTTCTAGGCCCTGGCTCATGGCCGAACGATATTATACGCCAATGAATTTATCAACCCAACATGACATGACATGTACGCGCTACACCACCCCAAAACTTGGGGTCCCCCCCTATCGGATACGGCAATCCTCACAGGCAATGGCGCCAAGTAACCCCGGACCAATACCCATTTTGAGTATGTTAATTGTGTTTGATTGTGTTTTTGGGGTTTTCTTTTGTGTAAAACCCGTGTATTGATATTCATATCAATCACGATAACTGGAGAATAGAGAAATGAGTAAACAACCACACGCAAAATTTATCGAAGCTTTGGATTTTTTGTTTAGCGGTAAAGACAACCGCGTTACCAGATTTCAAAAGATCAAAGTAATGCAAGCGTATGCAAAAAGATTAGACGACGATTTGAAGAAAGATATTCTTGAAGCAAACAACGGCAAAGGCGACAAGCGTTTTGAAATAGCAGAAGAAACAACACGCGAAACAGCCCCGAATAAACAACAGTTTGTTGCGATATTCGGCCAAGAAATGTTTGACGAACACAAGAATATTTCGACTGTTAAACGTCACGTTAAAGGCCTCAGGTAAAACCAACGGGGGGCTTTGCCCCCCACAACCAAAGGAGAATAGAGAATGAAAAAATCCATTGCAATCTACAACGGCCAAGAGGGCACAATCCTTGAGCATTTTCCACACCATGGATCACCCGCCGATAGAGGATCAGCCGATAGATACTATGGTAGGCCCTTTGATCCACACTACTGGCCTCAAGGTACACTCAAGGGTGTTAGAGTAGAAAAAGCTGATATGACACTTGAGCAAATAATCGAGTACACTGAGGCCTTTCAAAACGAAACAGAAAGAAAAAACTGGTACTAAAACCAACGGGGGGCAATGCCCCCCACAACAACAGGAGAATAGAAGATGATTGATAAAATGATCGCATTGTTCATAACAACCATGAGCCTATTGGTAGGCGTTAGCACGTATATTGACGGGTTTGCCGGATCAGGAATTGTGCTGTTTGGTTGTGTCGCCTGCTTCATAGGCGGGTGTTTTTTACTGGTAGAACTGTCGATAAAGGGGGGCAAGTAATGGAAAACTATGTAGCAGAT